CTCGCCCTCACGGTCTACGATACGTTCGCTGGCTTCCCTAGGAACCCTAGCTGCCTTGATGGTTCTTCGCTTGCCGGTAACAGGATCGAGAATCTTCACAGGCTCGGCTGCGCTGGAGAACAATCTTGTTATGGCCCTCTCATGCGCCTTGCTAACATCTGCTTCCAGCACCTTGTCTGCTTTGTCTATCTTTTTCTGCGCCTTGTTTACAGCAGCTTTACGAGTATTCTTTTCTCTAACACTATAAGTAACATCCGCGTCACCTATCATGGCCAGCCTTTGCTGGGCAACCTCTAACTCCTGTACACCCTCTTCACGGGATAACCTAGCTTTCTGCTTGACCCCTTCCGACGCACCGTAGATTTCAGCGTGCCTCTTCGGAGATACCATTTGTGCAGCAGCAACCTCGTCTGCCGTCAAAGGCACAGCACCAATACCCGGCCTTTGCATAGACCTAGCTGCTGGCCCCGGCTCAAACGGTTCCAGATAACCAACGCCCCTTGTAACGTGTGTCTCAATGGCAGCGGCAACGCCTATATCTGTGGGTGTCAGTGCGTCCTCTATCACACCAACCTTACGACCTATATCACCCTCGTAAACTTCTCCCTTGTTGTATAAGCTGGTGTATCCCATGTCGCCTATCTGCGACCTGAGCGTAGCGTAGGCGGGTATAGGCTCACGCCAAGGGTTGAACATTTTGTTAGGATCGCGGCCCTTGGCTATAGCTCTTTTCTCGCCCTTCGCAACAAGTGCCTTTAATCCCGGTGGCCTGAACGTGGGCCGTTGCAAGGTTGCGCCAATACCCGCTGCGATAGCTAGTCTGCTGGGATCGAACTCTCCGTGGTAAAGTTGAAAGCCTCCCTCAATGGCTGTATCAAAAGTTGCACCGAGTGCCATCTCCTTTAGTGCTTGGCTTTCTCCCGGTGCAACTCTTCCCAGCGGTGATTCAAAACCAAGTCTAGACCGTGTCGGGCCTGCTAATCCAGAACGAGTTGTAAAACCAGTTGGGGTGGGAACGTCTGCTCTAGTAAACCCCTTGCCCCAACCAAGTTTACCTGTCAAAGCCTGTTTTACACCACCTAAACCTTTGGCAAACTGTGTTGGTGAAGGCCTGAAAGACATCGTCGATGGAAGCATCGAACCAGCAAAAGCCCAGTTAGGGTTTGCCATATACGACTCTTGGCGTTTTCTTGCCAGCTCAGCCTCTTGCTCGTCTGTAAGAACGGCACTTTCAACAACATCCTGACCCAAGCTACCGGCGACTGCACCAAAGACACCAGCAGTACCCATAAGAGCTAGACCGGGCCAGAAACCTATGCCGCTACCTACCCCAACATACCCGGCAGTCATCAGCATTGTACTAGCTGCGCCTAATCCTGCACCTGCGTGTTCCTTGGCGGCTGTCCAAAATGAACTAGCACCACTTATACGCTCATTTAGATACTCCTCAACATCCTCCTCTGGTATTGCAGCGTACCTGTTGGGATCATAACCCATCTCTCGCAGTCTGGCATCCAGAAGCAAATTAGAACCTACAGGATGACGACCAAGAAGTGCGCTAGGTCGTCTTTCAACTATGTGTAACTGAGGCATTATTTACGGCTGTGGATTAACTGGTATTGCGTTAGTACCGGGCCAGTTAAGAGTTGGCCTGTTGGGATTCCAACCTGTTCCTCTTCCACCGGGATTCGACAGCTGATCACGCAGCCATTCATCTCCTGTAAAAGGTGTCACTCTTTTCTCTGCCTCCGTTTTGCGAGCCTCCGATTGTATTAAGTAGCCTTTCAACTGTCCAAGCTTCAAACGCTGCTCTTCCCTCTGAGGCCCACCCAAACGCAGAAATTCCCGTCCCTCAGCCGTATTAACAAGCCACGATTCAAGAGACTCAATCGCCATGATTTCCTGTTTCTTGGCGGCTAGACTTGCGTCAGCCTCTGCCTGCATTAACCCTTCACCCAAACGCCGAGATACAGCAAGGCGATGTGTATTCAACAAATTCTCAAGATCCAAACCCAAAGTCTGCTTATCAACTATCTTCTGGGCATAATCACGAGGTAGAAGCGCGTGTACTTGCTTGGCTAGATCATCAGCGCGTTCTTTTTCTCTCACATCTATCGCACCTGTCGTAGTCTTTTGTTGCGATTGTTTTAAGGCTTCAAGCTGTGTCAAAGCTGGTGTTATGTCGCGTTGCAGCACGGCCAGCTCTGCCCGTTCCTGCGGGGTTATTTGTGATGGCGCATCTGCTACGTAGTCCGCTTCAGACCTGTACATCATAGAGCCGCCCGTTTGGTCAGCAAACCGTTGCTGTGGTGACGTTGTAGGCAAACCTCCCAACCGTTGTCGAGCCTCTTCTTCTGAAACACGCCTCGCCATGTTCTTCTCGATAAGTTGTCTCTTAAAATCTTCTGCCCGATTAAACTTCTCTATTGCCAGACGCTGACGTTCGGGGCCACCCATCGCAGAAACCCTGTCTGCGGTTCTCTGCTGACTTATAGTGCCTCTTCTTTGCCGTTGTCGAAGTTCTTTGGCGGCAGCATCTCTTGCACCCCTGCCACGCTGCACCATAAGCTCTTGCATCCTACGCTGCTGCTCAGGTTGTATCGCACCACGGATGTTGGCCAAGTTCTGTTTACGCTGTGTACCACTACCGTAACCGAACGGAGACACTTTACGCTCCTGTGGAACATACACACCTTGGGCGCGTAGTTCCTCAATTAGCCTGCGCTCTTCCTCGTCCAAGCCCGTACCCATATCGTAATCGCTTGGTAAAATTGCTCGTCTAAGTATTTCGCTAAGATTTGGCATAATAATTATGTTCCCTTCTACTATCTGGATGGGTTCTTCTTACTACCCGGATTAAGCCAGCTAGTCCTAAACTCTGCACCTTTTTGCATTGTACCCAGAACACCCGTGTCTCCTGTAGGCTGTAACCCGGACATCAAATTAGAACCTATAGTTGGCATAGTGGTCTGCACGCCCTGAAATTGACCTGTTGCCTGCCCAGTACCACTAGGGCGACCAAGCGTAGCCTGTATGGGGTCGTAGCCTGAGCGAGAGCCAATCATGAAGTTGGTTGCCGTCTGCAAAGCCTGACCCAGCGCAGCCCTCTTGCGGTCTAGGGCAGAACCAAACTGCATGGCGTTCTCTATCGCAGTGAGGTTGCCGCCACCACCAGCTTGGCCCCTCTGCAAATTCCGCCGTGCATTCATACGCTCCACCTCGGCACGCTCACCACCAGAAAGACCGCCCATGTTTATACTACCCAAAAGCTCCTGTATCTTCTGCGCCCCCGTCTCTCTGGTATCCATCCACGGCGCATCGGTAATACCGAGCTGCTCTTTATAAGCCTGCGCCATATACGGGCCTTTCATCCGCAGAATATCTAGGTCTGTACCAGAAGCCCCGAAACGCTTTACGAAGTCTACATCTGTTTCAATCTGCGCCCGTTCTTTATCACCGGGAAAATAACCTGCTGGAAGATTTTTAGCCTCCTCACTACCAATGGTCTGCTCGTAAGCCAGACGATTTACGTAGGGGGCGAGAGTACCCTGTTGCTCCATCCACGCCAGCGTGTCGGCAGGTATCTGACTACGGATTGCTGCCTGCTGACGCTTGTAGATTTCAGCAAGTTGCTCGCCGGTAGCCTTACCAATATCCTTGGGGTCATCTTTCAGCAACTCGCCTATGCCCCAATCAACAATCCCACTACCGACATCTCCCCATATCTCTTCCGCGCCGTAACCTGAACCAAATAATCCGTGATCTGACATATCTCTATCTCCTTATGTTGTTATCACACCTGCATTCCTCAAGCTAACAAGCAGCGCAATGATTGCCGTTTGGTTATTTGTTGCACTGTTCCCTGACGGACTAGTAACCGCTGCGCCCATCGTTACGACACCTTTGGCATCGGTCAGAGCATCTGGCACGGCAATCCCTGCCAACCATGTGTCAAAGTCATCCTTGCTGGTAAACAACGTCACCTTGTCCGACTTCGTTACTGAACTTGTTACTGCTATTGACATATCATGCTGAGTATGCTTGGTTAATAAGTGACGACTTCAACGTCACATCCTTTGCCTCCAGCCTTATTTGAGAAAGCTTGGGCGACCCTTGTAAATAAACTCTGTACTTGATCTTCCATCCTTGACAACCGGACTGCCAGTTAAATGCCAAATTCGCGTGGGTGTTTACGTCAAACTCTGCTGGAAACACCACAGGGTATCTTAGGCCTGCCTGTATCAAAGGCAAGCCCCTAGTCTGCAAACCTCCATGCGTGCCATCCGTCCGTACGTCATCCACGAACTGTGAGACGGCCACATAGCCTGCGTTACGACCCTCTGCGTTGTCAACCACAGCCGCGTTGGATAGGATACCCGCCACCTTGGTTGCGCTGTTCGACAGGGAGCGGCCTATCGAACCAGAAGTGGCAAACTCCTTATAGACCAGAGTGGCCCCGCTATCGAAGAACATTGTGGTGTTGTGTATCGGCAAATTGTCTGTCGTGACCGCCGTGTCACCCTCTTTGAATACGTCCACGGTAATGTAGAGGCTTGTGGGAGAGGTGCTGTGTAGTTCGGTGGTTGCCGTCGAGGGATAGACTCCCGGCGGGTAGCCGTCACTGTTGTTGATCTTGAACGTGTGGTAGGCCTCAAAAGGCTTGTTGAACATCATGTTCATAGAGAGAGGCTTCAACTCCACCTTGGGTTCCTGCGTACTGTACGCCTTGGTATCCACGCGGCTCATGGCAAACTCGGTGCTGCCGTAAAGATGCTTGACCCAGAAAGACTTGCTGCTGGGGTCGTCTGTAACCGCAAACAGGTCTTTGCCGCCTGCCGTCGTGACACCCACAGCCATACCTCTTATCGGCGTACAGTAGCTATTCGCATCGAATACATCCACCGTGGCTGACTCACCATCCTGCCAAGTAGCCCCCGTCCCACTAGACTCCTGACGGTCAAGGCTCACGAACTTCTTGGTGGCCATATCATAGACCACGGTAAGATACTGCTCTGGCAAATTCGTCAACACATGGAACAGCGCATAACCGTCGTGTACGACAGCACACTGGAAAGTGCCATCCTGTGCTATATCCTTGAATATGTCAGAGATCGGCCAAGAAAATATGTCATTTCTTGCGATGATCTCCGACTGCTGCACTGCGTTGAAAGAGCGTATCCCATGCCTGTCGATGAAAGCTGTGTCACCCAGCAGGTCTATGATCGAGTTTTGATTCACCGGCCCTGTGCTAAACAGGAACTTCTTAATGAAGGTCGGCTCGCCAAAGATCGTATTCACCGTGTCGGGCTTGACAGTATAGCTTGAGTTCAGCGCACCGACAAAGAGTTCCTCCGTGTTCAGGGACTTGAGACAGGTTATAGGATCGTTGCTTACCGTGTAGGCCACAGCCTCGACACCGCCTATGGCCTCCTTGTCGTGTATCTTAGCACCATCCTCGTTCACGGGAACCATGAAATCCAGAGGACGCCCACTAACACTATGGTAGAGTTTCGTCCCATCAGCAGACGCCACATACAGCTTGCCCCCGTGAAAAGCCATCTGCTTGCCTATCGGCACGTACTCACGGAAACCGACTATCCCTATCTCGTCGTCCTCAACCCTAATACCAGCAAGCGTACCCTGTATTGCAGTATCACTAGCGGCGTTGGTGTCACTAACCGTAAGTGTACCCCCACCAGTAAACTTAATCACCGCACCGGAGTTAACCTGAACAGGCAGTGCGTCCACAGTATACGTTTCTGTACCTGTAGCGTATCCGCTGGCGTTGTTTATAACGACGAAGTTCGGCCTCCACTGGTCGTACCCCATTAACTGTCGGGCTGTAACCGTGGTATCTGCGGCTATCTCAATTAAATTGGGCTGGTTCGTGCCGTCCTGCACAATTATACCCGCGACTGTCGGGGGTATCCGCTTGGTGTAATCCGACTGACCCCCCGCGCTGGCGTTGTCTGCCGAGACAGCCTTACCCACAAAATTATCGTACGATGGCGGGACAACTGCGGTGAAGACAAACTCAGCAGTTTCAGCCAGCCGTATCGTGCCTGTCCCTGTCGTGATACCATTCGAGTACGTTGCAGGTTTCGTGTGGGTACTTGAGGTAGTCCACACCGTTGTAAACGTGTCGCTGTCCTTGGACTTCTTGAGGCAGATACCATCCACGAAAACAAAGAAATACGGGTCTACAAAGATAATCCCCTGTACCCTAGGGTCTGTCGCGCTATAGCCACCCAGCGCATTGGTCGTGTTGAACGCCTTCGCCTTCTTGACACACTCCAGCGCGTCGTGACGATTCCTCATATTATACGCCAGCCCATACTCATCAGTGCCGAGTCTAGTGTCATCAACACCAAGATTCATCCCACCACTAAAAGACCGTTGTATGAAATCTGCCATTAGTAGAGTCCCGTCAACGGGAAGTCTTCATGTACTTGTTGATAAGGGAGGTCGTAAGCTTGTCGTGCGGATGCTTGTCGAACCTAACCTTCTGCCGCTGGCCGCGTTGCAAATCCGAGTTACGCCGACCCATACTCCGCGAGGCCTTCTTGTCGTACAGCATGGCCTCCTCAATCTTGCCCTGCTCCTCCATATAAAGCTGCATCACCTTGTTCACGATGATATTGTCGTAGCCATCTGCCGGGAACTCGTCGCTGTCCTTGCTAAGATAGGGAAGCTTCTTCTTGTAGACCACCTCCAGCGTATGTTGGTCATCCTGTGCCGCAGTGGATTCCCACGGAAACTCGCTGACATCCACTATCAGATATTGTGACTCCTTCTCGTTGTTGGGTATGACCGCAACCACGGTGTCGTCCGACTCCTTGATGCTGATATCATAGGTACAGATATCCGACTTTATAATGGATTCTATCGCCGTGAACGTGGTGGAGAAAGTGTTGCTTGTAGCGTCCATGTCTACGGTTTCCACGAAGCGGCTGGCATCCGAGCGCGTGCCTATAACCGTGAGCGATATGTCCGTCATTGCCTGTGTCGCCGTGGCCTTCATACTGGCAAAGCTTGAGGGAGTTACCTTGAATGGCTCGTAGCCCTTGATACGCCACGTGCGGTCATCCTGCTCCATGTTGTTATATGCGTAGCGTTCGGTAAGGCTGGACAGACTCCAAGGGTACTTGCTTTCCTTCTCCCTCACGGCCCGTATCGAACTCACATTGCTGGGCAAGGCTATAGTCTTGTTGCCTTGGACATAGAAAGAGTCCTCCACAAGGCTCCCCACCATATCAGACTCCTCATAGAGTTCCTGCGCCCCTTCATTGAGGTAGCCCAGCATAATGGAACGCTGATGGTTGTCGTTGGGGTTAATACCCAGCTTCTTACCTACCCTATCCAGTATGTATTCTACACTCATCTTGCTGTTACCGTACTTACCGAATCCCGACTACGCACCGTCACCGCAACCTTAGACTCCTTCGATCGAGCAGTCTTCTCACTCACCGAATCCTTTGTCCTTACTGTTACTGCCACCGTAGCCATTACCTTCGCCTCTCTATCTCGTACTCAAGTCCGTTTATCGTCTTGAGTGCCTCCCGTGTAAACTCAGGAGCTGCCTGAGCCGCCGCCGGGAACTCTGGATGCCTCATCAGCCTTTCGCTGTTTTCCAGCTTCACGCTTACGCAACCACTCGTCAACAGAAGCGTCAACAGCAGCATCCTTTTGGGAACGCCGCTGCTGAGCTTGTTGTTCTCGAAGCATATCAACTGCATTGCCGAATAAATCCGCAAGCGCAGGAAACGCTTTAAGAACCGCTATTATCAGACTCAGCACCCGTGTCTGACTGAATACCCTTGCGTAGGAAAACGGCCAGTAACGAGGTAATGACAAGGTTAATCATCATCCCAAGCTCCATATCACCGCTAAGGTACGCACCTACTGCCGCCAAGATTCCTCCTGCAGCCGTCATATATGTCTTCTTACCTTTAAGCATATCTTGTCTTTTTTGTTCCTGTTTTTGTTTTCGCTGCCTTCGCAACTTTCCTACCCTGCCGTTTGGCAGCAGCATTAGCTGCTCTACCCGCTTTAGGTGGGCGACCAACTTTACTCCCGTATGTTCCTTTACCGTATGGCATAATTACGATTTCCTTATTTGTTCACGTATTTTTAACACGATGTAAATTAACGTGGCCAGACTGATTCCCACCTTCAACACTATATCAATCTCAAGCACCCAGTTACCCAAGCCTGTAACCGATGCAAGTGCAACTTTCAAGTCATTCAAATTTATCATGGGCCTCCTGTAGGGGGTCTAAAGGGTACTGGTGGCTCGTAGAACGGACTCATGGGTTTTGGTGTTCTGGTCGGGCCAGCTCTCCAATTAGGGTTGGATGGACTCTGGCCATAGTTGGCTGGCACAGAGAACTGTTCAATAACACCCTGTCCTTTGGGTCTCTGTACATTCCCGTGCATCCAAGTACCCGCTCTCGGAGCGTCACTAGGAGTATCGGGAAACTGTGCAGAACCTAAGCGTGCTGTTGGGCCAGAAGGACTCATGCCGTAGCCTGCACCGGGGTCAGTAGTCTGGATTGTTCTTGGTTGCTGCTGGCCGAACATACCTTGCAAACCAAGTCTAGCGGGGTCTACACCAGCAGAAACAAGATTACGCATTATATCTGCGAAGCCTGCAGGTTGTGGCCCCGCAGGCCGTGGCTGGAGAGGAGGTGCTTGT